AGGCTGATGAGGTTGTCTGCGGTGAACGCGCCACTCGTGGCGGTGCCGGTGACGGCCGAGCCCGCTGCGGTGACGATGCCGTTGGGCTGGGACGAGCCCGAGCCGGTGGTCAGCGCCGTGTTGGCGCGGAACCCGAGCTCGTTGCCGACCTGCTGAGCAAGGAAGCTCAGGATGTCGACGCCGGAGTCCTCGATGAGTTCCTGCGACAGCTGCACGAGGAACGCGAACTTGTACGCGCTCAACGTGACGAAGGCGTTGAAGATCGGGTCGGACTCCGAGATCGTGGCGGCCTCGGAGGTGAGGGTCGCGGTCGAGTAGGCCGAGAGTGACGGGATCTGGAGGTTCTCACCCGAGGCGGTCGTGAGGACCGTGGAGGTCTCGAGCATCGGACCCGCTGCGCGGGCGAGCATGATGACCTCGTCGTAGAACGACGTCGGGACCGGCGAACCGGTGGAGCTCTTGAGCACGTCGCGCTTCTCGAAGGTCAGTGAGCGGACCTCACCACGCGCGAGCGCGCGGATCTGGTCGGCGTCGGTGACCTCGCGGGGCGTCTCGACCATCGGGCGCACGATGTCGCGGGTCGCCGTGGCGAGCTGCTGCTCGCGCGCGTCGTCCTTGCGCATCTGCTCGATGACCGCCTGACGCTCGTTGAGCTCGACGTTCATCTTGTCGTAGGAGGCCTTCTCCTCGGCGGTGAGGTCGCGCTTCTGCTCCGCGGCCTGGTCGAGCAAGGCCTTGGCCTGCTCCCAGACGCGAGCACGCGCCTCCATCTGCTGTTCGATGTACTTCATTTTTGGTTCTCTCCTCGGCTCGCGCCGATGCGGGCACGGGTGGCTATGTGATGGGCGGCGGCTCCGCTCAACCCGTGCCGGCCGAGGCTCCTCAGAACCAGCGACCAGATCTTAGACGACTAGAACCTCTGCTTCAAGAGATCGAGCTGCTTTTGTGCAAGGAGCACCGACGGGGGCACCTCGTCGGGTTTGGCACGCAACTTCTCGACCGCCTCGACGAGCATCCCGGCCTGGTCGGCGTTCAGCTCCTGGCCGCCCTCGAGCACCGTGATGGCCTCGGCCAACTTGTCGGCGTCCAGGCCGGTGCGCTCTGCGACGGCCTCCAGGCTGCGCACCGTGGCAGACGTGCCCTGGTAGGCGGGGAAGCCCGACACCACCGACACCTCGAGCAGGCGCACCTCGCGCAGCTCCCGGGTGCGACCGTCCTCGGACCAGTTGTCGCCGCCCTGCGGGACGGTGAAGCCGAAGCTCATCGAGTCGATGTCGCCGCGCTGCATCATGATCGACAGGTCGCGCCCCATCGTGGTGGGCGGCAGGTCGGCGTCCACCAGCAGACCGTGGTCGTCCTCTTCGAGGCGAAGCGTGCCGGCCCGTGTGGTGGCAAGCAGCGCCGACGAGTCGTGGTTGCGGTACATCTTGACGTTGTTGCGCGACTTGAGGGACTTCTTGAACGCACCCGGCTTGACGCGCTCGATGAACGGCAAGGGCTCGGAGTCTTGGTCGAACACGGCCGCATAGCCGCGGAAGGACATGAAGTCCGTCTGGTCGTCAGTCGTGGATCGCAACTCGAAGTCGGCGAACTGGACCCTGCGATTCTCCACTTTGTCAGTCATTTCGGCTGGACCTCGGATGTCCCTTCGGGAGAAGATCGTTGTCTGACGTGTAGGCGGCATTTGCTGGTCTGCCGCGGCGCAACAATACCAAGAAGGCGTTGACCCGCGCCATACTCCACTGGTTTCGGGACACCCCGGGTCGGTGCGAGGTCGAGTAGGCCCCGGCCCCGCGACGGTAGACGCTGCGCAACATCCCGATCGTGGCCCGCTTCCAGTCCGGGTCGCCCGCATCCAGGTTGTCGTTGTGCTCGGTGACCTTGTTGCGAAGCCCCGTCTCGATTGCCTCGGTGAGCTCGATGGTGCCCGATCCTGCGGGGCGGGCCGCAGACCCGGGACGGTTCTTGGCGGATCCCTTGATCTGGTCCTTCTTGGGTGCCGGCGGGTCGGCTCGCTCGGCCTTGAGCGCTTCGGCCTTGCGCGCGTACCAGCGGCGAGCCTGGTCGGGTGCGGTGGGGTTGATGCCCCACAGGAAGTGTGCGACGGCACCGGGCCCCGGGAACTGGTCGTTGCTGGAGTCTGAGTTCTTGGGTGCCTCGAGATCCACCGCGTGGCGTTGACCCCAGGCGTTTGCTCGGATCACCTTGTCGGCCGTGACTTGGCCGCGCACCAGGTCGCGTGCTTCTCGCACGGTGCGAGCGACCAACCCTTCACCCGCGAGTCCTTTGGCATAGAAGTCAAGACCGCGGCGAGCTGCGCTGCGAATGAACTCAGGCACCGTGAGATCCACTTGACGCAGGTCGGGTTCGATGTCCTCTGACGGCGAGTACTGCTGCGAGTAGTCGGTGTCGTCGATCGCTCCGGGCGTCGGACTCTCTTCGTCGGCATCATGGGTATTTGACTGCCAGGAGTTGCAGTAATACTGCACCTGGACCGGGGCTTCCCATTTCAGACAGTAGCCGTTGGCATAGTGACCGCAGTTTCCGCAGTTGCGGTTGACGGGCACGTCGGCCGACGTTGCGGGACGATAGTTGTCGGGCAGGGCACGCTCTCCGCCCGGCTGCATGTCCTCTGCGATCGACACCGCCACCATCTGCTTGATGGCGTCACCTTTGTTCATGTGACAGCCGATGACTTCGCCGTCGGACTTCTCCACCGCCCAACCCGAGCATTCGGGGTTCTTGTCTGAGATGAAGTACGGCATGGCTAGATCACCAAGAGTACTTGCAAGTCATCGTCCTCTGCCGAGAACGTCACCGAACCAGACGCCGTTGACGACATCGCGCCGAGCATGCAGCCGCCCGATGCGGCCACACTGACGGGCACGCGCACCGGCTTGGTGGGCGTGATCTCGGGGACCTGGGTCTTGTCGGCTTCGGGCTTGTAGCGGGGAGCCGTCGAGTACAGGCGCGGCCTGCCGGTGGGCTGCTGCGTCGTCGGAGTGGCGGGGGTGACCGTGGCGACCGCGGTGCCGGCCAAACCACCCAGGTCGGCCGAGCCCGCCGCGTTGGGGTCGATGACGGTCGCTGTACCTGCGGCCGCGAGCGACCCTAGGGTCGAGGCGGCAGTGACCAAGATCGTGACCGAGGCTGACGCAGCCCCACCCAAGGCGCCCAACGAGGCGTCTGCAGTTGCGAAGTGAGTGACCGTCGCAGATGCCGTTGCCGTTGCCGCTCCAAGCTGCGCTGCAGCCGTCGCAACCGTGCTGAACGTGAAGCCGTCCAACTTGCCGACGCCGTCCAGCGTCGACGTGTCAAGGATGAACGCAGGTGACGGGCCGTCGAGCCCGAAGTCGGCCGAGTCGAGTGTGCTCGAGTCGAGCGTGAACCGTTGAACGGTCACGATGCGCCTACGAGGCGATCGTCAGCGTCGCGGTGAGCGATCCCGAGGCGATCGTGTAGGTGTCGCCGGCCGTGTAGGCGTTGGCGGTGATGGTGCCCGAGAACAGGAAGTTGCCGCCCGACACAGCATCCCAGGAGGTGAAGTGGGTGGCGTCTTGGGAGCCCGAGATGTTGGTCCACGAGATCGCGGCGTCCGAAGTGAGCACCCCGCCCGAAGCGGCGCCGAACGACGCCGCCTTGCGGGTCGTCTCGATGGCGGGGTTGGCAGTCCCGAGCGCGCCGGGGTCGCCGACGTGCAGCTTCACATAGGGCTGGGCGACGGCGAACGAGGTGTTGTTGCCCAACGCATCGAGCCAGGCGTTGCCCAGGTAGGTGGAGATGCCCGTTGCCATCAGGCTTCAGTTCGCTCCACGATCTGCAGGATGCGGCCCTGCTCGTCGCGCTCGACGGTGCGCACGACCGGCTTGGCTTTCGGAACGTTGACGCGCACGACGGTCTCGGGCACGTTGACCACCGGGGCCGGCACGTTGACGACCGGCTGGGGGACGTTGACCAAGATCTCGGGCATGTTGACGTTGAGCTCCCGCTGGCCGGCGTCGTAG